TTTTTTTGCTAGTTGGAATGTTTCGATGTATGCTTTACTACCATGTCTAAAAGGACTATCACATAGTGCAGTACCTTCTTTAACATGTTTTGCTAATGCTTGAAGTGATTCATTAATAGACTCTTCTTCGTTTGCAGAAATACTTTCTGTGATTTGTGATGAGAGTTTATCTTTATCTGCTGTAAAATCGAATAGTTTCATGTAAACTATTTATCACTTTTAGCAGATTTACTTGTCTTCTTGTAGTTCGTCTTCTTGGTCTTTTCTTTCAACCCATACAAGATTAATGCCTCTACGTTGTAGTTCTTTAATGCATTTTACTCTTGTTTTAGGTTTGTATGAACCTTTTTCTTTGTTGACGTATTCGAATAAGAATTCTGTGGATTTTGCTTTGATGTAATCGTGTTCCCAATGCCATTTAGTACGGCTACCTTTAGCATATTTTTTTACTGATGGACTGAATTTTACTGGCATTAGTTTCTCCCTTGACCTCTATACTTCTTATGAGAACGACGTTTGTGCTTGTTCATTGTAGATGTAGATATTTTAGTACGTCTGCCACGTCCACCTTGTCCTATGGAACTAGATTTCCTGTTATTGTTGATACTTTTCTTGCCGCTCTAGCCATTACCCCTCGAAGTGAACAACACATACATCAGTGTTGTTTTAATGTTTGTATTTAGTTAAAATTAGTTTTAATTAGAAATTATTTGAACTGTTTACTTTCTTTTTTAAGTTTTGCAACTTCTTTTTCTAAGTCTACAATTCTTTTTGCAAGTAAAGGATACTGCGACAACCATTTTTCTTCACGACTAGCAATTTCTATGTCATATCTTTTTGCTACCCATTCCATAAGATTGTCCATTTTTACTTGGAACCAAACACCCATCTTTGTGTTTTTGAACCATTGATAAAAACTGCTACCTATTATACTCGATAAGATACTTTTTAATGTTAATATGAATAACCAATGCATTTTACTTCTTTTTCTTTCTTGTGGTATTGCTAACGTTCTTAGCCTTACCCTTTCTATTTTTATTAGGATCTTCTCTACGTTTTTTCCTAACTGCGGCGGCTATGGCGGCTTTACCACCTTTGGCTCTTAAACTTGCCGCTCTTGATTTGCTTAGACATTTAGGTTTACCTTCACCTTTTTTGCTGTCACCACACTTACCAATTCTTTCACCTTTAGTATTATAACGGTCCCAGCCTCCGCCTCCAGCACCACCTTTTTTGCCTTTGCCAAACCATGCTCTTAAATTTTCTTCAACTGCTTCTTTTTTAACACAATTAGGCACACGTTTTCCAAACATTGTTTTCATACCTTTTTTCTCATAGCCTTTCCAACATTTTTCAACTATTGCTTCTACAATGCTTGGGTCTATTTCTTGTGCTGTAAATTGTTGCATTAAGTCAACAATGTCTGTATCATTGTCTATGATTTTATAATCTTGGTCTATCAGTAATGCTACATTGTCATCATAACCTTGATTCTCACCACTGAGTATATGCATACCATTACTTAACTCTATATGGTCATCTTGATTTACCCATCTGTGAATAACTGATTCAACTTCCTCATGTGGAAGTTTATCCAATTTAGGTTCTGTATTAAGTTTTACAATATTTTCTACAATTTCATTAATCTTCATAAGCCATCTGATTCCTTTCGCCCCACTCTAGACTTACTTCGTCCTCATCAATAGGACCGCCTTTTGCCCAAGTGTGGCATGTTCTCAAACTGTGACATTTAAAATGATGCATCCAACAATAACCTAGTCTACCACCATCTTCATCTTGGCTAACAGATCCAGGCATACATTCTTCCATTCTGGGAGATATATCAAATGCTACACAATTACCGCATAAACTTTTCATTGCGGCTTCAACGGTTGTGTCCCATTCATCAGCAACACCTTCCCAATAGTCACCTGGCTCATCTACATTTAATGGACCATAGTTGTATTTGTCTTGAGTAAAGTCTCTGTTCTTGGTGTTGAGCTCAACATCTTTGGTTGCTAAAGGACAACCTGTTTCTGCCGCCTCAACAATATTAATGTATTGTCTTAATGTTTTCATTTTTTCTTCTTGGACTTGTTGCCCCAATTCTTAGCACCTTTCTTTCTGCATTGTACTAATGCACCACTGGCGTAAGCACTGGGCCAAACTTTATATCTTGATTTTACTTTGTGATAACAAGCATCTTTCTTTTCTGCTAGTCTATCGAATTCTGCTTCTGTGATTAATTTGCCTTTTGCTTCTTCTAATGTTCGATAATGTTGTGGAGGTAAAAGCATTAATTTTTCTACATGCTCTAACTGTAATACTCCACCTTCTTTTTTATGTCCATGCCTTCTAACAGTTACTGATTTGCCTATTAATTTTGCTAAGTGTTTTATAAGTCCTATATCATCATATGCTTCTTTTCTTATTTGGTCTAAAATACTGTTTATAATATCGCCTCTGTCAGCAACAAGTATGCCTTCATATACACCTTCTAATTCTGATAAATCCAAAGCATTCATCACGTCATATATTACATCACTTGAGTTAATTGTATCTAAAACCTTGCCACTAGCAAAGTTACCAATTGGTTGTCCACCTACTTCCATTTCTGGATCTACACAATCTGCAACATCTAATTGTTCTAGTTGTTGAAAAATTGCATATTCTAATTCTTCTTTGTTTTCATAATTAGATTCTCTGCCAGAAAAGTTGTCTATTAATTTTTCAATACATGCTTGTTGTATAATACTTCTTTCTTCACCTTCATCCATTCTAGAAAGTATATCTGCTCTTTTATCTTTTCTGTCATAATCCTTTGCAGACTTATGAGCACCAGCACCACTTTTATTCCTTGAATGTTTAGCAACTGGATTAGGTTGCTTAGGACTATAAGGTTTAGGTTTTTGAGGTTTACTTTCGCCAACAAGCCTTCCTTGGTAAGGATGAGGACTTTCATGTCCTTTGTTAGGCTTGATTTTCTTAGGCTTCTTTTCTTTAGCCTTTACTTGGTCTGCCTCATTTAAAAAGTCTGTTAATCTCATTATACATTCTCTAATCTAACCATGAGTCTTTCTGCTCTGTTAGTTACTTGTTTGTGCCATCTTGAATCTCTGCCTTCTACTGCGGCTTCTTTCCAATCTTCTTTTAGAATTGCGGCATGCATTTTTTTAAATTTACTTAACCTAGTTCTACCCATATTAAACATCATGTTAACCAATATTTGTTGGACTTCGTCTGGTAAGTTTCCAAAGACCCCGTCTTCGTATAATAACTCACATTCTCCGATTGCTGTGTCGAGGTCTTTTTCAAAACACTCTTTGACCCTTTCTTCTGAGACTGGTGTTCCGACTTCTTGCCCGTATTCTGGATCTGATTCGAGGACGAGGTGGCCGACACCAAATGTTGGGTAGCCGAGATGGTCTTTATAGATTTCATTTACGACTCCTTCGTCGATTTTTAATTGTTCAAATACTGCTTCTCTATTCAATTGACTCTTCCTATTAAATAATTTTCTAAACATTATATGTGTATTTATCAGTTTCTCAATTTTTGTCAAAAAAAAGCACACCCGAAGGTGTGCTTATTTCTTAAATTAATATTGTTATGCTACCGAACCGTAATCTCTAGCAATATTACTTGTAACTCCAGCCTGCGTAATAACAATCGCTGTTACTGTAGCAGTTCCAGATGATGCTCCGCCCTGCGTGATTGTTGCAACAACGTCTGTGGCAGATGTGTAAATGTGTTGATGATTGCTTTGAAATTGAAATGTCTGAGTCATATCAGCATCTCCGGCACTAAAATGCCTATCTGCATCACCACTATCACCAACTTGGACTGCTGTGGTACTGTTTGCACTTACCCACGGACTGCCAACATCAACATGTACACTGAATATCATAGAATTTGCTGGTGCTTCAAACAAAGTTGTAGTCCCTGTATTGTATTGTACTTCTGTACTTACATATTGAGCAACTGTTTGCGTAGCACTATCAAATTGTCCTTTTGTAAAGAATGCATTAGCCTGAGTTGCATCAGCACCTTTTACTTCTACTAGAGTTGAACCGTCATTGTCAGTAAACGTAAATTCGTTATCTGTTGTGTTTGTGAGAAGTTTTAATCCGCGTTTTCCGAATTGGACAAGACTGCCTAATCCTTTCAACCCGAAGTTATTAATATCTGCCATTGGTTACTCCACTAATAATCGATTATGTAGTTATCTACATCATTATTTATCTTATTTTTGATATGACGTTTGCAAAGAAGTCAGCATACTTCTGTATTCCTACAACGTCTGGATGACAGTCATCTTTCTTTGCCCAGTTTTTTTCTTTATCACTTAAACCTTGTACAGCATTAAAGTTATCCATATACTGATTAAAACAATTATCCATGTGGGGCCAATTTATTTTATATTGAGTATTTGTAAAAGGACATGTTCTAATTCTTATATCTCTTGCTGTATCTTCTGCATGTATGAATCCCCAAAGTACTTCCGCACCTTTGTATAAGTTTTTATAATTCATAGCAATATTAATTGCATTTATAGTTTGCCACAGGAAGCCATCTAGTAACGGGTCAGGATCATCTTTGTTTACTTTTTTAATATCACATTTTCCAACAAAATCTACATTGTTTTTTAAACCTAACGTAACATCTAAACTTAATTTCTTTTTAAGTTCAGTGGTTTTATTAAATACAGTATCAATCTCTTCTGGTAAAAGTGTATAAAAACTTTTTATTTTACCTAAGTCATAATCAAAGTATGTAATTCTATGATCCACAGTAAAACCAAATATAAACAGAGGTTTATTTGAAGGCTTATCATCTATGTGCTGAATAGGTTGTAATGCAACATCATAATTGCTTGATCCACCTTCTGCTAAGTTTACCCAAGGCACATTTAATTTCTTTCCTAACCTTGCGGGCCATGTTTCAACACTTGTGATATTGATTACATTTTTAGCACCTTCAGTAAAACTGTCTCCTGAAGCAATAATTTTGTCTATATCCATATCATTATTTAGTTGACATCGATACTGTATTAGTGTATAATTTAGCCATGTTTGACGAATCTATACAACGCATTGGTTTCTGTTGCAAATATCTGGACCCGGATCAGACGCAAAAGCCCAAGATCCTTAAGGAAATACAGCAGAACTACACAGAAAAGGTAACTACTGTTGCTTGGTGTAAAAGACAAGAAAAGTCTGTTGCAGAGCAACGTATGTTGGATCTAGTAGAACACAACATGCAAAGTGCCTACAATCTTGTGGAATGGGTAGGCAGTCTACCTGAAAACAGGAGGATGGTACGTCTTGGAAGTAATCAAATACCTATGGCTACTGAGCCAAACTTTCGCTACATGTGGGACGATCCTGACAATATCAGAATGCTGGAGAAAGGATTCGCTAAGGTTGGCGAACTGGCTCGTAATCTTGATGTGCGTATTAGTTTCCATCCTGGGCAGTTTTGCGTATTGGCTAGCGACAAGCCTGATGTTGTAGAACGTAGCATTGATGAATTTGAGTATCATGTCAACATGGCACGTTGGATGGGCTATGGTAAAGAGTTCCAAGACATGAAAATTAATATACACATATCTGGCAGACATGGTGCAGAAGGAGTCATACAAACATTACCGAGATTATCACCCGAAGCTCGTAACACTATTACAATCGAGAATGATGAAATGTGTTGGGGCCTTGATGAATCTCTTAAACTTACAAAACATTTGGCGTTGGTCTTAGACATACACCATCATTGGATTAGAGATGAAGAATACATACAACCCGAGGACGACAGAGTTAAAGCGGTTATCGACAGTTGGCGTGGAGTTCGTCCTGCTATGCATTACAGTTACAGTCGCGACGAGCATTTACCTATTAGTGATGATACCCACTCTAGTATGCATGATATTGTGGGACTTCTTGAAGCAGGTCATAAAAAACAAAAACTAAGAGCACACTCAGACTTTTACCCTAATGAAAAAACTAATGATTGGGCATTGAGTTTCTGGAAAGACTTCGACATCCAATGCGAAGCAAAGGCAAAGAATTTAGCCAGTGAACAGTTATGGCAACAAGCCATTGATACTGGATTGATAACACAAATTGACTCCGGAGTCTGTGTTGACTGATTGGGGAACGCCGAGTTCCTTTACTATCTATCACATCTTAATGAGCGGTGAAACATTATTTGTGTCAACTGGTTCTATAACCAATCAGTTACTTTTATTTACATCATAACTAAAAAATGGTATCGAAATACCTTTTTTTTGTTAAATATAGCATTGGAGACCACTAAATGACCTATGTAGTTAAAGGAGAATGTGTAGATTGTAAGCATACCACATGTGTTAAGGTCTGTCCAGTGGATTGTTTTTACGAAGGCGAGAATACATTAGTTATAGACCCTGATGTGTGTATTGATTGTGCTATATGCGAACCAGAGTGTCCTGTAAATGCTATTGTGTCAGATAGAAAACTTGCACCAGAAGACCATCACTGGCTAGAGTTTAATAAAGAAATGAGCAAACAATGGCCCGTAATTACAAAAGTCAAAGACCCAATGCCTACTTATGAAGAAGCGGCAAAATATACTGCCGACGAACAATGGAGTAAAGTAAGTAGAATTCCCTTTAAAGAAATAGAATAAATAAACAAACATTTACGCCAATATTCTTGGTAACAAAAACTTGACACAGTCACACGAATTTAGTATAATATAATTTATTATTGGAGTTGATGACATGGAAATGATTACCATTAAGACGGTGCTTTTATCAATGTTGGTAAGTTATGCACCTTATAATGTAGACGGAGTCAAGATAGACCCTGAACAAGCATTATGTTTAGCGACTAATGTGTACCATGAAGCAAAAGGAGAGTCTTTAGCAGGTAAAAGTGCTGTTGCTCATGTTACATTAAATAGGGTGAAACATCCTAAGTATCCAAACAACATTTGTGATGTTGTTCAACAAGCAAAATATTACACAAACTGGAGAGGCAAACAAACACCTGTAATTGGTTTATGTCAATTCAGTTGGTATTGTGATGGCAAAAGTGATGAAATTCAAATAGTATATCACACTGGTAGTAGAGCAGGAAAGCCTATAGGGCCTAATATGGAGTCTTGGAAACAAAGTGTCCAAGTTGCATTATTGGCAATGAAAGGTATTACTATAGATCCTACAAGTGGTGCGACACATTATTATAATCATAATATAAGTCAACCTAATTGGGGAAGTGTATATCCTGTAGTTGCTATTTTAAGCAATCATACCTTCTTAGTTAGAAACGATTAAAGCAGTACTTTAAGATAAATACTCTTGTAGGAAACACAGGAGTAATTATGTACGAATATAGATGCAAAGTCTTAAAAGTCGTGGATGGTGATACAGTAGATGTAGACATAGATTTAGGTTTTGATATTGTTCTTAGAAATGAACGTGTCAGACTTATAGGCATAGACACACCAGAAAGCAGGACAAGAGATAAAGTAGAAAAACAATTTGGTTTAGCCGCAAAGAAAAGGCTAAAAGAAATGCTTGATAATAAATCAGGTCCTATTCTAAAAACTAAAATCGATAAAAAAGGCGTAGACATGAAAGGTAAGTTTGGTCGAATACTAGGCGACTTTACTGTTTATTATGCACCAACAGATTCTTGGAGAATGGTATCTGAAATAATGGTAGAAGAAGGACATGCAGTTGCATACTTTGGCGGCAGTAAAGAAGAAATACAAGACAAGCATATGGCTAACCGTAAAAAGTTAATCAGAGAAGGTCATATAAAAATGACTGAACAAGAAGCCGGAATAATTTAATTTATTTTTAAGTTCTAATTAAATATCCATATGTTAAAATGGCAATCCACTGTTGGCTTTCTATTCCCTGAAAAAGCAATTTGCATAGAAGAACTTATAAAAGAACATGTTGATGAAAATACAAATTGTATTGAAGTGGGTGTGTTTTGTGGTAAAAGTTTAATGCATTTACTTGAAAATAGCAAACCCAAACATGTTTTTGCTATTGATCCATTTGAAGGCAATGTAGTTCAAACAGTTATGCATGATGACTTTTTTGGTTTAGAGATTGATAGAACTCCTCATTATCAATATGACAAAGTTATAAAGAAATTTGATGAGTTTGATAATGTTACATTTATAAGAGACTATTCACCTTTAGAAAACTATCCTATGCCTGAAATAGGTTATGCATTTATAGATGGTGACCATAGCAAAGATAGTGTACTTAAAGATGCAGAGTGGATTTATTCTTTGATGACAGACGGCGTAATAGTTTTTGATGACTATGCCATTGAAGGTGTTAAAGAAGCATTAAATGTATTTGCACAAAAATATAACTTGGAAATAAATCTATCCAAACCCAACCATCACTTAAACACAGTTGCCTGGATTTTAGTAAAAAAAGGTTGACTTTTCATAACTAATCTGTATAATAGAAACATTACAGGAAAATACTATGCTTATTGAAGTTATTAAAGAAAACGAAGTTGTTAGTTGCAGACTTACAACAGGCGAAGAATTAGTTGCAAGACTAAAGAAGGATAAAAGAGAAGACGGTTACGTTGAACTTGATACGCCATTAATTGTAGGTAGAAGTGCAGAAGGTTTCGGACTTATGCCTTATATGATGACAGTGAATCCAGAATCAACAGTATCAATAAAGATGGAACACGTTTTGAGTATGGCTAAGACTAATGACGAGATAAGTAAAGGCTACACAAAACAAACATCAAAGATTGAGACACTATGACAAAAAGATTTTATTCAGGAAAAACTTATGCACATAATACAGGACATTCATGTGCATTTAGACAATGGCGAGCAGACAGCCATTGTAATTTAATCCATGGTTATGCATTACAGTTTGAATTTCTCTTTGG